AAAGCAATCCTGCAGGCCGCCAAGGATGAAGATGGCCGCGACCTTACGGAAGCTGAGGCCACGGAATTTGATGCGCTTGATGCACAGGTGTCCGCACTGGACAAACAGATTGCCCGCGCACAGCGTTTTGAATCTCACGAGGCATCGGTTGAAGAAATCCAACCCGCCCTGTCCCGTGGTGCAAGCAACCGCGGTACGCCGCGCGCCGGTGGCGACCCCGCCAAAAAAGAATTTGAAAACATCGGTGAATTTATTCACGCGGTGCGTTTCAATCAAAACGATGCGCGTTTGTCATTCGTTGAGCAACACGGTGTCCGTGGTGAGCAACGTATGGACACCGGCACAAGCGGTGGCTTTATGGTTCCGGCGCAGTTTATTCCCACGCTCCGCCAAGTGGATCCGCAAGGCTCCATTATCCGCCCGCGCGCCACGGTTCTTGATGCTGGCAACCCGCCGGATGCAGCGGTCACAATGCCTGCCCTGGACCAAAGCACCACCAACCTGTTTGGCGGTGTGGATGTGCAGTGGATTGGTGAAGGTGCCGAGAAACCGGAAACCGATGCCAAGTTCAAGGAAATCACGCTGCAGCCGCAAGAAGTTGCTGGCCTTGTCACAGTCACCGACAAGCTGCTCCGCAACTGGGGTGCTGCCTCAAGCGTCATTGAAAAATTGCTGCGCGGCGCTGTTATCGCCGCCGAAGAAAAAGCATTTTTCAAAGGCGATGGCGTGGCCAAGCCGCTGGGCTTGCTTAACAGCGGTGCGCTGTTGAAAGTAAACCGCGCGGTGAGCAACCAGGTCGCTTATGCGGGTATTGCCAATATGTTTGGCAGTTTCTATGACCCGACCGGCAAGGGTGCTTTCATGTATAACCCGCGCATCCTGCCAACGCTGATGAAGCTCAAGGATGAAGATGGCCGCCTTGTATGGCAAAACTCGGCGCGCGAAGGCGCACCGGACACGCTGTTTGGTTTGCCGGCCTTCAAAAACTATCACAGCCCCGCGCTGGGTAGCCTTGGCGATCTGGTGCTGGCCGACTGGGCAAACTACCTGATTAAAGACGGTAGCGGCCCGCTGGTCAGTGCATCGGAACACGTTAAGTTCACGAGCAATAAAACGGTGATTAAGATCACCTGGAATGTGGACGGTCAGCCGTGGCTTAATGCCCCCCTCAAAGTCGAGGATGGCGGCACGGCATCGCCCTTTATTGCGCTGGATGTACCGGCCTAATACCAACCTTTTTTATACTGCCCCCAGTTCGCTGGGGGCAGGTTTGAAAAGGTTCAAACCAAACTGAGGAGAAACGGCATGGAAAAATTTAAAGAAGATCACAAGGTGGATGTGCTTATCAAGCCTCAGGCTGATATTGACACCTCTGATGTTACAGGTGCGGTGTATTTCAAAATGGACGGTTATCGTGAGGCCGCTGTGCTTGCCGCCTGCGAAGGCCCTGGAGCCGGAAAAATTCTGACCGTGCAACTCAAGCAGGCGACCGCCGCAAACGGCACGGGCAGCAAAAACCTTGGCTCTGCATTTACGGCCACGGCTGTTGCCTCAGAAGATCTTTCTGTTGTAGCGCAGGCGCTGGTGGAAGAAATGGACCACAAAAACGGCTTTATCTATATCAGCGCAACCATCGGAACGGATAAAGGTTCCGCCGTTGATGGCTCCGCTTTGCTTGTGCGCACAAAGGGCCGTTTCAGCGAATAACCCGACCTTTTTTATACTGCCCCCAGTTCGCTGGGGGCAGGTTTGAAAAGGCCGCAAACCAAAACCAAGGAGAGTCCACATGGAAAAAAAATTTCATGTTATCGCGCGGATGCAGGATGCAGACACCGGTGTTTATTTCAACCCTGGTGAAACATTTGAGTCTGATGATGAGGCGCAAATCGAGCGCCTGATTAAAGCCGGTTGCCTGAGCGACAAAGCGCCCAAGGGAAACGCCTCAGCCGGTGGTGGCTCGGCCAAAAATGACACCGACAACGGTGGCAACGGTGACAATGTAGATGCCACGGAAAGCGCCGTGACCTTTGCCAAGGAAAACAAAATTGACCTGGCAGACGCTGTTGCAAAAGGCTTGAAAGGTACAGGCGCGAATGGCCGTATCGGCAAGCCCGATGTGGAAAGCTGGCACAAGGCGCAGACCGCGGCCTAATCCTTAGGGGGCGGCTTTGAAAAATAACCTTACTCTGGCAGCTGCCCCCGCGCAGCTGCCTGTTGATCTGAATACCTTTAAAATTCACGCCCGCGTCCGCATTGATGATGAGACCGAGGATGAATATTTAAATGGCCTCATTGCCGCGGCGACAGAGTCGATCGATGGCGCAAACGGGTGGCTGGGCCGCGCCCTTATCACACAGCAATGGAAACTGACCCTGCCCGCCTTTCCAGGCACGGGCAAAATCATGTTGCCGCTGCCACCGCTGCAAGGCGTGGACTCAGTGAAATACATCGATGCCGCCGGTGCCGAGCAGACTTTTGCTGCTGAAAATTATGAGGTTGTCACCGCCGCCGAGCAGGGTTATTTGCGCCTTCTGAGTGGCAAGGCATGGCCCCAGGCAAAAAGCTGTGAGCCGGTCAGCGTGCTTTTTAAGTGCGGCTATGGTGGCGATCCCGCCGCGGTGCCTTTCAGGATCCGGCAATACATCATGGTGCAAGCAGCCGATATGTATAACAACCGCGAGGCCAACCTTGTGGGTACCAACATTGCGCCGGTGCCTGGTGTCGACACCATGTTGAACGATTTTAGATGGCGGGATGAATCTGATGCGTGCGGGACAGCTTGACCATCACATAAGGGTTTTAAATCCGGTCCTCACCCGCAATTCGTATGGTGAGGATATTCCGTCATGGCAAGAGCTGGCAAAAAAAGTGCCTGCAGGCGTTCTGGCCGTATCTGGCAATGAGCGCTGGATTGCGCAACAGGTCATTGCGCGCGCCGAGTTCCTTTTTAAAATCCGCTACCTTAAGGGCATCACGCCAAAAAGTGTGATAGAATATGATCCTGGGGATGGTACCGGTGTGCAGCAATACAATGTTTTGAGTGCTTTGCCGGTTGGCCGCAATGAGGGGTTAATGGTTGCCGCGGAAACGCGGGCCGATGCAAAGGCAGTATAAATGGCCGGTCGTCAATTTATAACCACGCGCCTTGATGGTGCCAAAGAATTGGAGGAGGTGCTTGAGCAACTCCCCAAAGCCATGGGGAAAAAGGTTTTGCGTGATGCCGGCAAGGTGGCGCTGGTGCCGGTGCTGGTTGATGCCATGGCTGGCGCGCGGCAGGACGTTGGAATTGTCAGCGGGAAATACCGATACAGCTACACAATCAACAGCAGCCTGACAAGCAGGCAGCGCCGCGCGGCAAAGGCCGCGGGTGAGGGTGGCAGCGTGGATGTGTATGTGGGCAGCAACGATTTTAAAGCACACCTTATTGAGTTTGGCACCCGTTTCATGCGCGCTGTGCCTGTTTTGCGGCCCGCGTGGGATGCCAATAAAGATAAGGTTTTTAAGATATTTTTTGACGAAATCGGCGGCAATTTGAACAAGGCGGCCGCGCGGCTTTTTAAAAAGGCTTTCAAGGGAAAATTAACAGCAGCTGAAAAAGCTGCACTGAGGGGGTAAGCCATGAGCGTGCAGAGCCATGTGCAGGATTTGTTTGCAAATACGGCGGCGATTGCTGCGATCGTAGGCAGCGGAGCCAACGCCAAAATTTTCCATGGTGAAGCGCCACAAGGCACGGGTATGCCTTACATCATTTTAACGAAAGTCTCAGCGCCGCGTGGGCATCACCTGCGCGGGCCTGATGGCCATGCCCAGGTGCGCCTGCAGATTGATTATTATGCCACCACGGCCACCGTTTTGAATGACGAAACCACTGGCCTGTGCCCCGCGGGCCGCCGAGCGCTGGATGGCTACAAAGGCAACCGCAAGGGCACGCCGATCAGGTCTTCGATCATGTTTAATGAGCGCGATTTTCCCACGCCTGATTTAAAAGGCTTTCGGGTCATGCAGGAGTTTTCTATATGGGTTAAGGAAACATAGGGGCTTTTTGGCCCCTTGACGCGGCAAGGCTTTACGCCGCATGATTTACCCGATATTATATGCCAATGTTTTAAAATTTATGGAGCCGCAAAATGCCAGCATCTGAAGGAAGATTAAGCCAGGACTCGTTTCTGGAAGTGTCATTCAAAATTCTTATTGCCGCCTCGACCACGCTGGCATTTGCCGCATCCGGCAAAACGATCACCCGCGCCGCTGGCTCGTGGATCACGGATGGTGTTGTTGCCGGCATGAGAATCGAAACGGGCAGCGCCAC